TTTATAGCCGAAACAGAGGAATGGATAGGAAAGGTAAAGGAAGATGAGCAAGATAAAGAATCTGATATGGAATCAGATTGAAGATGGCAAAGAAGATAAGGAGCTAACATTCAATGAGCGAAACGAAGAATCAAATAGTAAAGAACGCTAGTAACGGGTACAACTACAAATACTCGAATCTAGCAGACCTTGCGAGAGCAAACGTACATATCCCGCAAATGAAAACGGAACGAGTTGACGGCTACGAGTATGTTTTTGCAAAAGTCGGCAACGAATGGATACAAGGCGCAAGGGTCGTAGAGATTAAAAGTAACGGCATGAACCCGGCGCAAGCATACGGCGCTGCGCTAACTTATGCCAGGCGCTACACAGTGCAGCTAGTCGAAGCAATCGCTTGCGATGATGACGATGCGCTCGAAGCACACAGCGAGGACGACCGCAAGAACTTCGCAAAGATTAAAACCAACTACGGCATCGACTTTGAGCAAGTACAAGAAACGCTCGATGCGATAGACGATATGGAAAGTCTTAGCAGCTACTACCAAGAACTAAGGGTAAAAAAGCCGTCAGAAAAGCAGATGGCCGCAATTAACAGAATGGTAAGCAAAGCAAAGGAGCGACTAAATGGATAAAGAGAAGAAAACCGAGCAAAAGGGCGAGCAAATCGCCCTAGAAACTCGCCAACAGCAACCAATCCCAAAGGGCTGGCAAAAGAAATGGCTCAACCGCCAAAGCCGTATCGAGGATAGGTGGCGACACTACGAGCCAGGGGAGTAATTATGACTGAACGAGAAATCGAAGAACTAAGAGAGCATGACGAGCTAGAGGATATACAGAGGTCGGCGCTAGTAGCCGTACTCGTATCATTCTTAGCCGTAATTGCAGGAACGTTCCTTATCGTGATGATTCTAAGCGGTCTAAAGGAGGCTATATGCCAGATGTAGAGTGCCAGAGCGGCAAACAATGCTTCGCAAGCGCTGGAGCAGCACAAAGGGTCGCACGATCCATGAACAACTTTAGGCGCAGAAGCAATCGAAGACAGAGCGGACACGCACCGGCAAGAGTTTACGAATGTGAACTATGCGGACAATACCACTTAACAGGAGCTAAGGATATGAAGCGAATCAAAGTAAAGTACGTGCCAACAGAGGAACGTATCGAAGTACGCAATCTTAACAACAACTAATAACTAAATGGAGGTCTTACCTCCTGAAACGCTCCGCTCGTGGTCGGGCAGAGCAGACAGGAGGCAAGCGCCTAGAGCTCCCCAGTCATTATGCCTCTAGGCGAATCCTCCAAGAAAGGATTATCTACATGGTTAGCAAAGCAGAAAAGAAAGCAGAAACTGGATGCTTGCGCCATCCAAAAGCAAGCAAGCAGACAGCATCTAACCACCTAACCACCCTCGGACTAGATGGAAGAATTAGGCGAAGGGGAAGCCGAGCAACTGGAACTAACCCCAGAGCGCTAGGCACTAACCCCAGAGCGCTAGGCACTAACCCACGAGCTATAAGAGCAGAAAAGACCGAGGGAAAGGCATCTAATAGAGAAGGAGCGCAACAGCCAAGCATATCGGCTAGTCGTGGAGATCTAAACAGCGCAGTTGATAGAGTGAAGAATACCGGAGTTGATATGTTTAGCTGGAAACTAGACGAAGCGCCGCAGGTTATAGGGCGGAAGATTAGCGCCCTAGCTTACAAGGCTTTTAATGCTGGCATTAGCGAGAGATGGCTTATATATCAGATAGCCGAGTGTTATGAATATGGGCGCAACCCGATGGCACTATTTACGACCCGAGTTAATAGAGAGATAGACCAGAGAGCCAACGGACTAGATGCAGAAATACAACGCAGCCAAAGCGCTACAAGTGACGGCGAGGGGGCTTAACCGCTCCTCCCCAGGGCTTAGGCAAAAACGCAAGTTAAATGGAATCTACGAGCGGAGTCCTGAGGGGGGGTTATTAAAACTCCCGATGATGTCTTAAATCTAGCGCTAGAGAATCTTGATGCCGACTGCGAGCGGTATTAAGGCGCTCTAGCGCAGCACTAAGACCACGGCCGGGCAACCTGTCGAGTCGCTACACGCTAGGCTCGTGCGATAACGAGCCACTTAAGGAGGTAAATATGGGACAAATAGCAGAAATGGTAAAAGAATGGCAGAAAACGAAGTCTATTAGGATTGCATACGAAATCTGCCAGAAACTCGCAAAGGAGCAAGCATAATGTCAGGCACTAAGGCCGGAGGGGCAAAAGCGGCGGAAACGAATAAAAGGAAATATGGCTCGGACTGGTACGCAAGAATCGGCAAAATTGGCGGTCAAAACGGCAATACTGGCGGGTTCGCGGCAAATCCAGAGCTTGCAAAGATAGCCGGCTCGAAAGGTGGCAAGATTAGCCGCCGGGGGCCGTCTAAAAAGTGGAACAAGTGCGAAGAAGCGGAAAAGAAGTAATGTATATCGAATTAAACGGCGATGCTTGGAAAAAGTTTGTAGAGTTCTTCAGAAAAGAAAAGGGCTATACGGACTGGTCGGAGGACGAGATAGACGATACTCGAACCGATGACGATATAGCCGAGTTTATCGTATGGCTAGTCGAACAACTAGAAAGAGAATAGATGGAACACGAAAAGATTAAGGCCAGATGGGTAGAGCAGAAGTGGCGCAAGTACGTTGGCGAAGATAACGAATGGCTAGACTCTGGCCATATCTACCTAGGCAACTACCTAATATTCGAGCAAGCAACGCTCGTATTCATTCCGGCCAAACAGAAAGTGTTTCAAACGCTAACGAAGAATTGGGAGGACTTATGAAGCACACATTATCTGACCTTATAGAAGCGCATAGGTTTTATTCCGAAAAGCTAAAAGCGGTAAAGGATGAAACTCTATCAGAATATAATCTAAGAACTTGCGACTGCCTTGACCAGCGAGAGTACGATAGCCTTAAAGCAGAAAAGATTAACGCATTACAATCGAGGATAGATGGTCTGGAGTATTTTATAGATGCTGATGTAAAAGGGATGCAGAGGGATAAGGAGGAAGAATAATGCCAAAAACAAAAGAAATAACCCCAAAGCAGCAGAAGTTTGTAGCGGAGTACGTAAAGAACGGTGGCAATGCTACGGCAGCCGCCAAAGTGGCCTATCCAGACCAAAAGGAAGAAGCGGCAGCTCATCAGGGGTGGGAGAACCTACAAAAACCACAATTAGCAGCCGCTATCCGTAAAGAGTTTGCAAAGCAAGGGGTAACGCTCGATAAGGCTATCCGTCCTATCGTAAAAGGGCTAGAGGCTAAGGATAAAGACGGCAACGATGATCTACAAAAGCAGATGATGGCGCACGACCGTTGGCTCAAAGCTTCAATGCTAGACCGAGAAGATGGCTTGCAACTCAATATCGAGAACGCTAAGGGCATAGAGATAACATTTAAGAACTTTAGGAAAGAAGATGACTAGCGAAGCAGATTTACAAGTGCAAGTAGCAGATTACCTACGCTTGCAGTATCCAAACGTTATGTTCCATAGCGACTTCGGCTCGGGTATCAAGCTAACGATGGGGCAAGCTATCAAGCAGAAGCGACAGAACGGCGGCCGCAGAGCGTGGCCAGATATGTTTATTGCAGAGCCAAAAGAAGTGGCTAGAACAGAGTTTGAAGATAAAGAAAAAAGCGTAGCTTTCAGTTTCGGGCATTGTAGATACGGCTTATTTATTGAGCTCAAGAAAGCCGGCACTCGCATTTATAAGAAAGACGGAACGCTGGTAGCAGACGAGCATATTAGAGAGCAGTTCGATGTATTGGAGCAACTCCGTAAGCGTGGCTATATGGCCGAGTTCGCTTGCGGATTCGATGAAGCAAAGAGAATTATAGAGGAGTATTTAGCAAAATGAAGATTTTAATACAAATGACCTACGAGTGCGCTATTGGTGGCATAGAAACGGCTATGTTTCAGTTCGCACGAAGATTCGGCAAAGACTACGAGCTAGAGTTTGTAATAAACGCTAAGGCAGACGGAGCAGATGCGCAACTAAATCGCTTGCGCCCTTATGGCAAAGTCACTTTCGACCCAGGCAGGGAGCAGTTATATAGCGCAGATATTGCGCTCGTATTCACTCCTATTATGCAGAGTGTGCCATGGGATAATATCGTAGCAAGTAAGATATACCAAGTAATCCATAGCGACCTATTAGCACTTAAAGAGCTACCATGTTGGGCAGACTTTACCTGGACTCCACCAAGCAAGCTAGACGGCATTATTAGCGTATCGGAAACGGCACAAAAGGGGCTTAAAAAGGCTCTCGGCTTAGATTCTATCGTTATTGAGAATGTTTTTGACTCGCCAAGTAATAACAGGCGAGTTTTTTGCTTTATGAGCCGTAGCACCGAGGAAAAGGGCTTTGACAAGGCTCTGGAGCTTATGGACAAGTTCGAGCAAGCAGGCAAAGACTATCTATTTATTATTGCGAGCCAGATTGACCCATACGGGCCTTATTGGGAGCGTATAAGTCGTAATCCTCGCTATGTATATGCCAACGCTAATATCTACACGGATTCGCTAATAAGAGGCTGCGACTATCTCGTATCTCTTAGCTCGTGCGAAAGCTGGGGATATTCAATAAGAGAAGCTCTAGCTAACGGAGTGGCCGTGATTGGCTCTAAGGGAGTGCCAGAGATTGAGCGAGTGGTAAAGGACGGCATGAACGGCTATCTGATTGACAGAAACTTAACAGATGTCGATAGCGAGAAGATAGACAAGATTTTTGAAGTAAAACCGAATCCAGCTTGCTTGCCTATACTCGGCAACGGAAAAGGCGACACGGAACGCTGGGAGCAGTTATTTAGAGGCGAGTTATAGATGGCACGACTAAATATAGACTTAAAATTGAGCGACCTAGAGCCAACGGATAGAATAGAGGAATATACGGCCGACAGTTTGGTGCGCTTCGCGATGGTGGTAAATAAAGCAGGCATAAAAGATAGCGACCTAAAAGAGTTTTGCCATAATACAGATTGGCTTGCGGAGGTTATGCGCAAAGATTTCGAGCAGACAATGCACGAGGCGTTTTTTGGGAGCTTGCCGGATTCACTAAAGGAGCAAGCATGATTCAACTCTATAACGACGACTGTTACGAGAAGATAAAAGATATACCGGACAACAGCGTAGATCTAGTTATTATTGACCCGCCTTACCTGTTTAACAACGGTAAATACCCTTATCATCTCGAAATTGCAAGTCTAACAAGTGGCTTCGACTTTTCAATTTTAGACGAGCTTTGCAGAGTTCAGGAGCGTATAAACGCCTATGTATGGTGTAGTAAGTCGCAACTACAAGACCTGTTTAACTATTATGACGATAGGCGCTGCGCCATAAACCTATTGACCTGGCATAAGACTAATCCAACGCCGCTTTGTTATAATACCTACCTTAGCGACACAGAGTATTGCGTATTTGTGCGACAGAGAGGCGTAAAACTATACGGCAACTATCATACAAAAAAGAAATATTGGGTAACTCCGGCTAATGTAGCCGACAAAAAGAGATACGGCGGACACCCGACAATCAAGCCGCTAAATATTATCGAAAATCTTATAACTAACAGTAGCTTGCCGGGGGGGGTCGTACTAGATTGCTTTATGGGTTCAGGAACTACTGGAGTTGCCGCAAAGAAGCTCGGCCGTAGCTTTATCGGCATAGAACTAGATAAGAAGTATTTTGACATAGCTAAAGAAAGAATAGAGGCACAAAATGAAGATTAAAAACTGGTTTATTCTAGCAGGCGGAAGCGCCACACGATGGCAAGGCTATCAAGGCGAAAAGAACAAATGCTTTGTGAAGATTGACGGCGAGCGCCTTATTGACCGCACAGAGCGACTTTTGAAAGAGAACGGCATAACTAATATCGAGGTAGTTTTAGAGGGCTACAACAGCAAACGAGAGGCCTTTGAGGGTATCGCAAGAAAGAGCAAGGGAGCTTTTGGGATATTGCTAGGCGATTGCTACTATACCGAGGCGATTATTAAAGATGCCGTTAACAGAGATGTAAAGAGCTGGAAGCACTACTATTGCCCACACTGCAACCCCTGGACTGGCTGCCCATGGGAGGAGGGCTATATCCACCTAGTGCCGCAGCGCAAATGGTGGCTAGATAAGATGGCAGAGTTTAACAAGAAGTGCGACTCTGGCGAGATTGAGTTTAAGAAAGACTACCAAATTGATTGCTACTTGAGAGGCTTAGGCCAAGACGATTACAGGCCGAACGAACTAGACGAACACGATATATACTGGTGCGATGAAACGGACGACCTAGACTATCCGAACGATTACGATATGTTTATGGCAAGGCACGAAGCCAATAAGCGTGGCGAGCGCCAAGACAAGCTAAGTATTATAATTCCGAACCGGAATAATGGTAAAACTATCGGCAGACTGCTTGAAAACCTAATGTCGCAAAAGGTAAACATAGACAGAGCCATAGAGATTATCGTAGTAGATGACGGTAGCACGGATAACTCAAGAGAAGTTATAGAAAAGTTTGGCCTAGTGCGCCATATATACCAACCGAATAGGGGAGTATCGAACGCTCGCAATGTTGGGCTAATGGCAAGCACAGGCAAGTATATAACCTTTATTGATTCAGATGACAACGTAGAGTCTGGCTATGTCCGCACGGTCTTTAGCGAGATGGACAGGGGCTACGATTATTGCGTATTTCCGTGGATTGACGACAGAAGCGGCGATACAAAGTTTCTATTCTTTGATCTAGTCGGCAACGCTGCTGTCTGGGCTTATGCGTTTACCTGGCACACTATTGGCGATGAACGCTTTAGAGAAGATTGGAACGTGGCCGAAGATTTAGACTGGTTGCAGCGTGTCGTAGTGCCTGGCAAGGACAGAGGACTATCCGACAAGCCTATATATCATTACGATTGGAACGCTAACCCCGACTCGCTCTGCAAGAGATTTAACAGGGGCGATATTAAAAAGGAGCGCTAGAGATGGCGAAGAACGATAAAACAGAGCTAATGATTCCAGAGCAATTTAGGGAGTTATTCCAGCCGAGCCAACAATGGCGACACTTGATATACAAGGGGGGTCGCTCGTCTGGCAAGTCGTATCAAGTAGCGCTATCTAGGCTTATTCTAGGCTCACAGAAGAAGCTAAGGGGGCTTTGCACTCGTGAGTTTCAAAACTCTATGGACGACTCCGTAAAGGCGCTTCTAGCTGACCTAGTAGCCAAATACGATATGCGAGATTGGAAAGTGCTAGACAAGGAGCTGCGCAACTTGCGTACAGGCTCGGAGATTCACTTTAAGGGCTTGCACAACAACGAGCAGACTATTAAGTCGTACGAGGGTGTAGATTGGTGCTGGGTAGAGGAGGCGCAAAGCGTGTCTGCCGACTCTATCCATACGCTCGTGCCTACTATTCGCAAAGAGGGTAGCCAGATTATATGGACGTATAACCCTCTGACAGAGCATGATCCAGTAAAGACAGAAGTAGAAGATAGGTATAAGGCTCGTGGCACGGCTTATGTGTGCCATATCAACTCCGAGGACGTAGGGGAACTGCTAAGCCCTGAAATTATCGAAGAACGAGAAGCTATGCGTGTAGATAATCCCGACTTATTCGCTCATGTATGGCTAGGACAACCGCTAACAAGCAAAACAGGCTCTGTATTCGGCAATCAACTTGCAAGGGCAGAAATGGACGGCAGAATTGGTAATGTGCCTTATGATGCAAGCGCCGGAACGTACGCTGTATTCGACTTAGGTATTAGCGACTCAACGGCAATATGGTGGTATCAGATGATTGGCCGAGAAATCCACCTTATTGACTACTACGAGAACTCTGGCGAAGAATTAGGCCACTATATATCCATGCTCCATAACAAGGGCTACAACTATACGACTATCTATCTGCCGCACGATGCCAAACAGAGAGAACTCCAGACTGGCAAGACCCGTGTAGAGTTCTTCGAGGATAACGGCTTCCATAATATCGAGGTATTGCGCCCTACAAACTTCAATCTAGGCGATGACGATATTAACCTTATCGCACGTCCAGCCTTTAGCCGTGTCTGGATTGATCGGGAAAAGTGCCAGCGTGGGCTAGAGTGCCTAAGAGCCTACCACTACGAGTATGACGAGAAAAACAAGCTGCTAAAGAGCAAGCCCGAGCATGACTGGAGCAGCCACGCAAGTAGCGCCTTTATCTATGCCATGATGGCCGCTACAGAGTGCAGCGAAGAAGCGCAGCAAATAAATATCAAGTTCAAAACCTACGTGCCTAAAGCGTTCCGTCCGAAGTCTAGCAGTAGCAGCGGCAATTGGTGGTAGTTTTTGCGAATGTGGTACAATATGGGTAATGGCGATGTGTCGATAGACATAATGGCAAAGAAAGCCGCAAAATCTAGCGATGCAAAAAAAGACAATCCAGTTTTAAGCAGATTCCTCAAGTATTTTACTGACTCCTGGACTTATGCGCAGCAGAACTACCACCAAACATGGGAGCGCAACTGGAAACTCTATAGAAATATTAGAACAGAGAAAAATCACCCTGGCGCTATTGAGTGTTTCGTGCCGATGGTAAACAGTACAGTAAACACTATCGTAGCTAGTCTGTTCAACTCCAACCCAACCGTAAAATATATCCCTAACCGTGCCGACCAAAACGAAGAAACGGATATATTAAACGATGTTTATCAAGACTTCGCTCGCCGTGATGGCTGGGCGCTAAAGAATAAGATTAACGGCCGCCAGGGCGTAATAACTGGCAATTATTTTGCATACTACGAATGGCAGCCGGACGATAACGGCGGATTCGTGCATAAAGAGATTATTCCTATCCGTGATGCTATTCTCGACCCTAATGCGCACAATATAGCCGATGCAAAATACGTTGGCCGCAGATTCTTTACCAGCAAAAAAGCGCTCGAAGATACTCTCATTTACAACCCAGAAACTGGTAAAATGGAGAAAAGGTATAAAGACCTCGAAAATGTATCAGAAAACGCTTCAGACGGCGGACTAGATGCGCAGAGCGACAAGGCCATTAAAGACACAGCACTCGGCTCTGTATCGCCAGACAAGGGCGCACAAGTCGAGGTTATCGAAATCTGGACTCATGAAGAAGTTTGCGTTATTGCCAACAGACTAACAGTTATCGAGCATCGAGAAAACCCATATTATGCGCTCAATAAGAGCAAGTTCGAGCAGCGCAAGCTCGAATGGGATTTGCAGCGCCTACAGACCCTACAACAGAGCGCCGGCGCTAAAGATATTGGCGAGTTCCAAGAGGAGTTCAATAAGCGCAACGCAGGGCTAATTCCATTTGCACACGGTTGCGACTATCCAGACGTTTCTCTTATCTACGGCTCTAGCGATGTAGATATTATCGCTGACGAGCAAGAGCTACTGAATACGCTAACCGAACTCAACGTAGAGGCCGTGCTTTACCAGCTATTCCCAGAGCGCCGTATTGATCCAAAGTTTGCAGGGAAGTTGGACAATCTCGACCCATTCCCAGGCAAGGTTTATCCACTACCAGTTGGCGCAATGGACTGGAACAACCCACCAGCAATCCCAACTAACGCATTTGCAGAGCGCAACAACCTTAAAGGCGAAATCAGAGAGGCTGCTAGCGTATCAGAGATTAGCAAGGGCATTACGGCCACCGACACGACCACGGCGACCGAAATTAAGGCTATGCTCGGCCAGGCAGATATTCGCATTAGAGAGAAAGCCGACAACCTCGCACAAGGTTTCTTTATGCAAGAGGCTACAATCGTCTTTAAACTTCTAAAACTCTACGCAGACGAGCAGTATATGATTCGCAAAGTTGGCGAAGATGGTATTAAGTTCGAGAATGTCGAGATGTCTAAGTTTATCGGAGATTATACCCCGATGGTAACGCTAGACGTACAGGCGCAACTCGAAAAGAGCGAGAAGCAAGAGGCCTACACGAACGCTTATCAGATGATTATTGCAGACCCAACCAACAACCTGACCGAAGCGAAGCGAATCATGTATCCGAAGATGATGCCAGACCTCTCGCAAGAAGAAATCCAGGCGATTATTACCCCGACGGCGCAAGCAATGCCACAACCAACCCCAGAAATGCAGAATATGGCCGCACAAGACATGATGAGCGCAGACATAATGCAACAGGAGCAATTAAATGCAGAACCAGCTCTCTAAAGAGGAGCAGAAGATTATTAACCGCTGGCTACGTACCGATACAGGCGCAAAGCTACTAGCCTGTATTAAGGAGTTCGAGCAAGCGCACTTAGATTGCGCAAAGCTCGGGCTACAAGGCAAAGGCAACGACTATATCGCAAACAAGGTAGCAGCGGCAGAAGCAGTAGAACAAATATACCTATGGCTTAAACCGCCAGAAAACGAGCCGGACGGCGAAGAACAGTAAAACAAACCACGACCAAGCACTTTAACAACAGGACTAAGCATAATGAGCCAACAAATCGGCACTACAAAGTAAATATTACTTAAAAATCCAGCAAATAGGGCTGGCGCATCGCCAAATGTGGTAGTGCCGAGCTGTTGGTAGGGGCAACCTTACCAAAGCAACCATTAAATAATTTTAGGAGAGTTCATGGACGAACAAACTGGAACTGAGGACGCTCTTTTTGAAGCCTCGGACATGGAGTCGGTAGCTAACGATACCACGGACGAACAAGCGGAGGAAGAAAACGGCTCGGCAGTAGAGGCAACCAATGAGCAAACAGATAGCGAAGAAGTCGCTAAAGATGAGCCAGCCGTTGAATCTACGACACAAACTGGCGATGCAATAGACGAATTCTTAGCGAAAAAAGGTATTGATCCAAGCGAGCCGGACGCAATTCGGAAAATCGCAGATATGTACCGCAATTCTGAAAAGTTGGCTTATGACAAGTCGCAGCAAACGGCACAATTGCAGAGGCAACTAGCCCAGCAAACGGCACAATTGCAGAGGCAACTAGCCCAGCAAAACCAACAGACGGCCGTACCTGACCAAGAGGCGCTCAATAGAGTACGCTCCCTTGAAATCCAAATGGGAACTAAAGAGTGGAAATCTACGCACAATCTTAGCGCAGATGACGAGCAAAAGATGGTGGAGTTTATCAACCAGCCTATCGTCGATAACCTAGGAAATCCGAAGATTAACCCGCTTACTAATACTCCATATACAAAAGGTATGCTAGTCAATAACGGTGTGCTAACCCTTGATGACGTTTACCGTCTTTCTGGCTGTGGCGTAAAACAAGTCGATGACCTGAAGGCAAATCTTCGCAAGGAGATTGAAAACGAGATGGCTGCTAGACAAGCTGCTAAAAGACCGAGTAGCAACGCTACTAACTCCACGCAGTTTGGCAAAGCCGAACAAGACGACCCATTTTTAACTGGACTGTTTGGCGAATAATTTAACCGTTCAATACTTTAGGAGATAAATTAAAATGTCCATTAACTTGGCTACCAAGTATTCTGGCAAGCTCGACCAGCTCTTTACCGCTGGCTCTTACACAGATGCTTATATCAACAAAGACTACGATTTCACCGGTGCAAAGACTGTCGAGGTCTATACCGTTTCTACTGTCGACCTATCGAACTACAATCGCACTAGTACTGGCGACCGCTTCGGTGGCAACAACGAAATCGAAGATGTCGTAACCCCTTACACTATCAGCAACGACAAGTGCTTTAAGCTCACGATTGACGAGGGCAACTACCAGCAGCAGGCACTCGCTAAGAAAGCTGGCGAAGTTCTCAAAGCTCAGATGGAAGAAAAGGTTATTCCAGCTGTCGATGCTAACCGCTTGCTCAAGGCTGCTATCGGCGCTGCTGCTGTTTCGCAGTACTACTCTCCAACTGTTGGCCACGCTTACGAAGATGTCTTGAAGATGAGCGCAGCTCTTGACGAGGCTAAAGCTCCACAGAGCGGACGTGTCCTCTGGGTTACTCCAGCTTTCTACAACGCAATTAAGGCCCAGATTACTACTACCGTTAACGCTTCCGAATATAACGGCAAGCTTCTCGGTCGTGGCTTCGTTGGCGAACTCGATGGCACTCCAGTTGTGAAAGTTCCGTCCAGCTACTTCCCAAGCAATACTAGCGCTATTATGTGCCACAAGCGCGCTTTGCTCGGTGTCGAACAGATTAAGAGCGTTAAGATTATTGACGACTCCGAATTGGTCGATGGCAAGGTGCTTCGTGGCCGCTTCGTCTTCGATTCGTTCATCTTGAATGGTAAGAAGTACGCTGTCGCTGCTATCGGTACTGGCTCTTTGAGCTAATATCTAGCTGACATATCGCTATAAACAATCCCCCTACGGCCGAGGGGGATTTTTATTGTGCTAAAATATAGATAATGGCGGTGCGAGTGCATTATTAAATGGACTCAAACTATAATCTTGAGGGGCTAATAGCCCGAATCAAAGACAAACTCGACGATCAAGAGTTTCCAGAAGAAACAATTACGCAATTCTTAAACGATGCCTATTTTGATATTGTAGGCGATGAGGAGTATCAGTTCTTAGAGCAGATTTACAAGGCTACCACGCAAGGCTCGGATATTCTGCCACTACCTCGCAATTTTCAGAGCCTGTTCACGCTAACCGCCAAAAATGAGCGAGGTATCTTTCCATTAGGCTATATGCCAAAAGAGGAGTTTTTTGCACTAGATAAAGATGATGGCCTAAAGAGCTATAAATATACCATCTTCGGCAACCAGCTATTCTACAGCCTGCCTAATATCGAGAATGATAAAACTCCAACTGGCGAGGATAAGTTCTACGAATTATCGCTATTTTACCTTGCTAAGCCGCTCCCTATGGCCAACGCAACCGACAAGCCACTAATTCCTTATGAGTTTGGCGAAACGCTCGTTCTAGGCGCTCTAGCACGTTGCGAGAGGCGCAGAGATAACTTCGACTATGCCGGGGTTTATGAGAACAAGCTAGACGAACTAATTACTAATATGAAACTGCGCTATTGTCCTCGTCAGTTGGCGAACGAGAATAGGGCTAAACTCCCTGTATGGGTAAGGAACTGGCGCTAATATGGCTATTAAATCTAATTTTACAGGCAAAAGAGTGCCGAATATCGGAACACGCAAAAGCGCTCCAGCTACAACCAACTTCGCAAAAGGTGTCGCAACCTACAAGCCTAATGACATGATGGGAACAGACGAAGTACGCTTAGCGCAAGATGCTCGTTTTGATAGAGTGGGCGAATATGGCACTAGAACAGGCTTAAAAGCATTAAGTGCTAATATTATCGGCTTAACGGCAAACGGCGCAACTACGGGCGCTACAGCAAGCCTAGCGACCATTTCTAGCGCATACACATACACAGCAACGGCAGCTGCACGTATTTGCGGCTTCAGGCTTAGCGCAAAGCTCGTTGGCGATGCCACAAAAGCCCCTATTGCGAAACTATCGCTCTATATCAACGATGAGCTAGCGGATACGAGTTGTATCAACCCTAGCGACCTAGAAACTACGGACGACTCCTACGATATTCTATTCAACGCAGCGCCAGATATTACGAAAGGCGATGTTGTAACGATTACAGCGACAGCACAAGCAAACTCCGCCTCTAGCACGGCGAATGATACCTATATATCCGCAAACTCGGGCGCACTAGCAGGCTCGTTACTGACTTGCACAGCCGGCGGCATTGATTCTATCTTCGAGGCCAATATAGATGGCGCTAAAACCGTCTTATTCACGCAGAAGGGCATTTTATACCGCATGGCAGCAAATGGCACGATGACGGCTATACGAACGCTACCAACTGGCGCAGGCACGGTACGCTTTAGCCAGAATCTCAACCAGATTCGCTATGCAGACGGCAAAGAGAGTCCTCGCTTGCTCGACCCAGATAACGACAACTGGACAGACACTAAGATTGATACGCTAGACCTCGCTACTGGCACGAATTTAGGCATAACTCCTACTAATATCATGAACGGCCCTAGCGACAACTTGCTTTACTTCGCTTCCGAGCCTGATACAGAGGCGGTATGGACGTATCCTTATGGCTACACTTACGCAAAAAGCCCAGCATTTAGCACAACAGCTACTATTAGCGGCAACGTTGGCAGCACTCTCACGATCAATAGCTCTACAATCACCCCTAGTGGCTTCGCAATTGGCGACTGGATTACGGGGCAAGGAACTGGAACGGCAGAAATCACGGCTATTAGCGGCGGCGATGTAACGGTTACTATTGTCGATACAACTCCGCAGACTATCTCAAGTTACGACAAGTTCAACGTAGATTTTTACCAGAACTTCCCAGCCATTAAGACTGGCGACCCTCTAACGGCCATGTTCAATCTAGCCGGTGTGCTTTACTTCCAGACAAGGCGCAATAAGTACCTAATGTATATGCAAAGCGCTGACTCATGGACTCAACAGGCTTCCAACGCTCAAGGCGGCACGTTTAGCCAAGAATCAGTCGTCTGCGACCTCAACTACGCTTACTACGCTAACGATAACGGTATCTATATCTTCGATGGCTCTAGCGAACAGTCGCTAACTCAAAACACTATCCAGAACGCTTACGATGCTATCCCAAATAAGGAAACAATCCGCCTAGACCTCTACAAGAATAGGCTATACGTATTCTTCAGCAGCAATAATACCGAGCTAAACTCGTGCTTCGTTTACAATATCAATTTGCGTGTCTGGGAGTCGTTTGACTCTAATACCTATGTCGGTGCTACTTCGGCTCGTCAAAACGCTTCTGGGCGCTTCCTGTGCGGCCATAGCCGTATCGGATTGATTATGACCAACGAAGATGGCGATTATAGCAATCTCGGCCAGCCTATTGCGTTCAATCTCGAAACGGCTTACCAGCACTACGGCACGACTAGCCAGCTCAAGAGAATTACCAAGTGGCGACCAGAGTTCGCAACGACCGAGCGAGCATATACGGTAGAGTGCGGATATTCGCAAGACTTCAGCGATCAAGTAAAATATGCGTTCAGTATCGACCTACAGCGCCAAATTGCAATCAATACCAACTACGTATGGGATAACCCTAGCGATTATGGAGTGCCGGCCATTCCGACCGTGCATACCACGACCCCTAAAGTAAACGGCGAGTTCTACCGTTGTCAGATTCGCTACCAACATATCGCAGCGTTCGAGCCGGTTATCTTCCGTTCGCACACTCTAACGATTCAAACGCAAAGAATAAGATAGGAGGGCATCATGCCTAATAGGTTCACTCCAATTACAAGCACACAAAGCACTAAGGCGGCATTACAACAGATTAACCAAAACTTTATGCAGCTCGATGCCGAGGCCTTTACTAAGACCGTCCAAAAAGGCGGAAACAACCAAGTTATGTTTGGCAAGCTGCCTAATAACCGCTACGGCTTGCTTATCTACGATGATGGCGGCATGCCTCGTATCTTGATAGGCCAAGCGCCTAAAGACGGCCGCCCTGGTGTCTGGATTACAAAGAGCGGCTTCGATGTCATTAACGAGATAGACTAATGCAATACCCAACCCACTTTATAGCGAACTCGGACTATCCGTTCGATATGATTATCTACTACAAGTATGTAGAGTTTACGAAAGGCACTAGCCCAACCTCTTTTGCGCACAATTTAGGCTTTACTCCGCTAATATTCGGCTCGTATAGCACTACCGAGGACTTCGAGATAACTCGCTCGCTCTGCGACAACAGAGTACAAATCGAATCAGACGAAACGAACCTGTATATAGATGCAGGCGGCAGCGCTGGCACAAAATACTATATGAAGATATACGGCTTCGCTCCTATATCGTGGACTGGCGACTGCAAGCCAACGGCGCAATCCAACACGGCGCTATTATTCGATACGGACAACGAATATAGCCCACTATTGGCCGCCGGCGCTGTTCAACCTAGAAGAATGGATAACCCATACACTCCAGGCGAACAAACAGGCTTAGCGCAAACTATTGGCGAAACTGGCTATGTCGAGATTGAGGGCAGGTCGTCCGATATATCGCTCTACTATCAAGAGCCGCTAGCGCCTATGGTGATGATGTGGCTAACTAAGGCACAAACTAATAGAACTATTTTGAAATCTAATACCATTTTTTTCGAAACTGGCCACGGTCTTAGAGTAGCGCCATATGCTACGTATAATGTCGCAGGCGCACAAGGCGATGGCAAAATGGCTATCGCTATCAACGTAGGGGCAACTAGAACAGGTATGCCAAACTATAACGACACGGTACATTTTAGGGTTTACGGATAATGGCAAGAGTAAAGAGATTCATCTACAATAGCGACTTTATGACTATCGCAAGAGCCGGCAGCACGACTGTTACGGTTACTATACCTGGCAAGGAGTGCGGGGAGTGCGGCTATGAAGGAACTATCGAAATCCCTGTAGATATTCCCGATCAAGCGTGGGCAAGGTTCAGAATCGAATATACGGGTACTTCAGGCCCAAAGCAGTATCTAGCCTGTCAGTATTTTTTCTATATCAGTGCCTATAAGAACGGCAAAGAGATATGCTACTTTGCACGCTTAACCTGTAAAAAGGGCAAGCTCGTATTCTATTACGACGTATACAATTTGACAGATCATACTAGCCAGCTTGTCAATTCGCAGACGTTCACGCTCCATATAGACTTTATGCGCCAGCCAAGCACTTAACGGCTCGTGCTATAATAAAAGTAATTTTGGCGTTGCGTGAGATAACGCAATATGGCGAATCTTGAGCAGATTTTGGCTGAAACGAGCAAAAGCTACGACAACAGCCGAAAAGCTCTAAACGACCAGATAAATGCTATATCTGGCGATCTTGATGCGCAGAAGCAGCGTATAAACGCTCAATATGCGCAACAGGGCAAGAGTTTAGACAACCAGCGTAACTGGCAAGCCCAAGCCTCTAGCATGGCAGCAAGCCGTAATGGTGGCTCTTTCGGCGGTAAATCAGAAATCGCTAATAAGAAATACTACCAGCAGGCCTTTGTGCCAGCCGTAACGCAGATGCAGACCAACCAGGCTAACGACCTATCTAGCGCAGAATCGCAAGCCAACCAGAACAGGCTATCCCTTGAGCAGACCCTTGCAGGTCTTAACGATGAGGCTACTCGCTACGGTATGCAACGCTATGATGCCGCAGTACAGGCAGAAGAAGCTCGCAGACAATGGGAGGCTGAAATGGCAGAAAAGCAGCGCCAGTTCAACGAACAGATGGCACAACAGAGAGCGCAGCAAGCAGCATACGCTCAATATCTTAATGCTGCTAATAATTCTAGATCAGGCGGCCTCAAGACGTGGGATTTTGGCGGTGGCTATCAAGTCATGCAAAACCCATATGGCGAAGCAGAATACTACAAGAACGGCCGGAAAGTTAGCGCAGGTCGCTTCCTCGAAGAAACAGGCGCAAACGGCGCAAACTGGAACAACTGGAACGACATTTGGAACAACGGTGTATCTACTACGGGTGTCGGCTCGGACACGGTGGCAGCGTTTAACCGCAGAACTCCTGTCAGCAATAAATACGACTATCTATGGTAAGGAGCGAAGATGGCACTATATAAAGAAACAAGCTACGATGATTGGGCAAGGCGACAGCGCCAAAGCCTACAGAACTCTGCTCAAAATCTACAACAGAAGCAAGCAGGCTTGCAGGCAGCGCAGAATCAGAAGCAGAAAACAACGCTCGAAAGCGCCCTATCTGGCCTTATCGGTGGCTTAAAAGAGCGTGGCTCGGATATTCTCAACACGGCTAATAATATCGGTAAATGGGCTGTCGGCGCAGTTGGCAACAAGGCGCAGGAGATTGGCCTAAAGAGCGTACAAAAGGACGATAGCAAGCGCCGTAACGAAATCGCAAAGAAATATGGCTTTAACAGCTACTCCGAAGCGGCAAACTCTGGCAACGCTAGCCAAGAGTTTTGGAACGAGATTAAGGACACGAACAAGCAGACCCAGCAGAAACTAGAGAGCAACAAGGCGAATCTAGGCTCTTACGGCGATGTAACGAAAATCAATACGAACGAAGCTAAAGGCCAAGCGCTTAACACTATCGACTCTGTTTTGGGGCTACTCCCTGGCGGACTCGGTGTAGCAGCGAATATTGCAGGCGGTGGCTTATCTGGTATCGGTGATGAGTACAAGAGAGCAGGACGTGAGGGCAACGATTTTAACTGGGAAAACGCACGTAATAACGCAATTGTAGGCGCAGCAAGTGGGCTAGCAGGCTCGGCAGGCGGCGCAGGCATGGGCAAGTTCGCAAGCAAGGCAGGCACTAATGCGCTCGGCAAGCTAGCAGGAACACAACTTGCAAAAGGTATTGCAGGCGGCGCAGCAGCAGGCGCAGTCGGTGGCAGCTTAGGCACTTATCTTAACGGCGGAAGCCTCGAAGATGCGCTCCTGGCAGCCAAAGAGGGCGCAAAAGCAGGTGGTATCGGTGGCGGTGTCATGGCCGGCGCTATGGGCTTAGGCGGCAAGGCGCTCGACAAGTTCCGTGGCCGTACTGGTAGCGCTCCTACAACGGATATTGAGCCAGTAGAGACAACAACCGTACAGAAGAACCGTATAGACCAACCAACGGCGCAGAGAATCGAATCAGAAGCCCCAAGCACTCGCCGTGGTATCGCAATTACCGACCTAGATGCAGGCGAACAGGCCATCAACGTACGCAACGGCGCAAACGGCGCAAACAGAGGCAAGTATATCGACAGCGTAGTACGCAGAGCCGATGCAAACCTACCAGAAGCACAAAAGCCAACGCTAGAGCAACGCTTTACAAGACAGTTCGATAGCCCACTAGAGCAGATTATCGCTAATGGCGACATGGGCGATGGTGTCGACATTATCGACACGCTAAAGGCATCTGGAGTCAGAGAGCCAGAGCTTGCAGCAATCAAGAGTGGTGCAAGAAGCTATGCAAACGATACAAACCCATTCGCAGCCTATGGCATGACCAGCAGAGGCGACTTGCCACTACTAGACCGCCAAGAATACTACAACGACAATATGGGCAAAATCGGCAGAGCTGGCAATGGCGGCTTAACGACTGAAGACGTGCCACGCTATATGCGAGATAGGCTCAAAAACGATGCAGGCAAGGGCCGCTATTCAAGCGCAGACAACGAGTCAATCATGCGTGAAGTCTTTGGCGACAACATGAGCAAAGAAGATATGTATAGGCTCTATGAAGAATTGGCGGACACGACCCAGGCAAGCCCATACACTAGCGAGAACTTCGGTTATGCGCTATCGCTAGATCCAGAACTAAGCGCAAGAGTGCAAAGAGCAATGCTCGAACAGGCAGCGCCAACTCGTAAAATCTCAATCGAAAGCGCACTCACTCAAGCGCAGCCGGTCGATATTACGGATATGACCACCAACTACCGCAAATCTACTATCCCAGCTCAACAGTATAACCAGCAGACCGTA